AGAATCAAAATACATTTGTACTGAACCAGTTGGTATATTAGTTTGTATTACACCAAATGTTGATTCAAAATCAGTTGCATTTTGACCTAATCTTACATTCTCAACGTATAGTATATCTCCTCCTAAAAAAGCTTGTAATCCCATAATATTATATTGAACCTGTTAAAGGAAAATGTTCCCAATTTAATTTATCCTCATTCCATATCCAGCTCTGATTCTCATCTTCACCTTCCACCACTTCTCTTAAGAATGGAGGATACCATAATTTTTCTTCTTCATTCCAAGTCCAAGATGGATATGGTTGTTGATTTCTTTCCATAGTTTTATTTTTGTGCTATTCCAATTCTTTGTGCCATCACATTATAATTCTGAGTTCTTTCAGTTTGATTTAAAGCTCTATTATAAAATGCGAATACCATCATCTTACCATCCATAGGATAGTTTGCTGTTGGGAAATCCGTACGTCCTCTACCAATTGAAAGGTTTTGTGTATTAGAAGTACTAACAGTATTTACCAAATCCCAACAATTTCTTAAATTAGAATAAAGAGATATTACATTATTTTGTTTAACCATTTGTGTACAAGACCATGTGTTAGTAGCAAATCCACCTGTATCACCAACGGGCCATATTTTAGAATTTGCACTATTACTACCACCTCTATAAGAAGTTCCATTTATGTACAATGAAAGTACACCAGCAAATGAATCACCTGGTGAGTTTCTATTAGATAACATTGCCACACTTGGATTAGCATAGAAACCAGCTCCTTTTGTAAAAGGTCCAACGTTATCACTATTACCACCTGCTGCTGCATCTACTGTCCACCATATTTCTATTGTCCAATCTTTTAAAAAGTTATTATTAATAGATGGTGCTTGTGTTACTAATGCAAATTTATTAAAATCATTTGGAAAATCAAAGTATCCACCAAATGTACTTACCCAGTTATTTTGTAAAGAGCCATTTAGAGTGGCAGTGTTTCCATTACCACTCAAATCAAACCAAGACGTAGAACCAGATGTATAAGAACGAGGGTCAGCTGCATCCAATAGGAGAGTTGCTCCATTAGTTATTAAACCTGGCTTTTCATTTTGATTGAATGCTGTTGCTGTAAATAAACTCATATATTAAACAAATTTTTGTGCACTTAATAAGAATGCTGTTGTACCATCAAATGAAATGAACGATAATAAATCAGTTGCTCCACTTCCAGATGTTGGTATGTATCTACTTCCACTCACTTGCTTAATGTTTGAACTAAATGAAGCAGTTGGTGAAGGAGATGCTGAATTCTGGGCTACAGTTAATAATACGTTTGCTGTTTCGCCAGGATTCAATCCAGTAACGTTAAAGAATGTACTAGCCGTAACCACACAAGTGTAGAAGTTAGCTACATTAAAATCTAACGATGCTGTTAATGATGATACTGATGCTGATATAACATTACCAAATGCCGAACCAGTTACTATCAATGAACCAGAGATAATAGCTGAACCAGTGAATGGGAACGATGCTCCACCTCCACCACCAGCGTTAAGTGCGAATGATGCAGTAAGAGCGTAAGATGCTGATACAACACTACCACTAAAGAATGATGCAGTTGCTGCTATACTTGCTGATGTAGCAAATGAAGCAGTTGATACAAAACTTGCCGATGTAGCTGTATTTGCAAATGATGCTGAAAGAGCTTGTAATGCATACGATGCACTCATACTACTTCCACTTATTATATAAAGAGTATTAGCATCCTTTGGTGTTAATGATGCGTATGATGCTGATGATAAAGTTACAATTTTAGTTGCTGCAGGTACATCAGTATATATGTCACCTAATGTACTTACAAAACTTCCACTAAAACTACCACTTTGAATATTAGCTGAACCAGTTACTCCCAAAGAGCCTGTTATTTGTGCCGAACCAGTAAATGGAAACGATGCAGCTGTTGCTGCATTCAATGCGAATGATGCAGTAAGTGCGTAAGATGCCGATACAACACTTCCACTATAAAAAGATGCCGTTGCTGCTATACTTGCTGAAGTAGCAAATGAGGCAGTTGATGCAAAACTTGCTGTTGATGCAAACGATGATGAAACTGCACTTCCACTTAAAAACGATGCAGTTAATGCTAATGAAGCTGTTGCTGCTATTGAAGAAGTTAATGCAAAACTTGCCGTTAATGCTCTATTTGCGAATGAAGATGTAGTTGCAAATGAAGATGAAACTACACTACCACTAAAGAACGATGCTGTTGCTGCGTTAGATGCACTGATAGCAAATGAAGCAGTACTTGCGAAAGATGAACTAATTGCGAAAGATGCAGTTGCTACTGTTTGTGCTCCACCACTAACAAAATATAATGTGTTAGGGTCAGCCGTACCATTTGTTAATAATGTACCATATGATGATGAATCTAACGTTACAATCTTTGTTGCTGCTGGAACGTTTGTAAATGTATCACCTAAGTTGGTAACAAAACTTCCACTACTACTTCCACTTTGTATTGTAGCAGAACCAGTCACACCTAATGAACCAGTAATTTGTGCACTACCAGTAAAAGGGAATGAAGCTGCTGTTGCTGCGTTAAGTGCGAAAGATGCAGTTAATGCGAAAGATGAAGTTAAACTATTAGTTGCAAATGATGCAGTTGCTACATAACTTGCAGTTTGTGCAAAACTAGCTGAATTAGCAAACGATGAACTTACACTTAATGAAGATGTAAGAGTAAAACTTGCAGTTTCTGCTGTTCTTGCTAAACTTGCCGTACTAGCAAATGAAGCTGATAACACAGTCATCGAAGCTGTTTGTGAATTCAATACAACTGATGATGTGAAATTATTAAATGAAGATGTAGTTACAAATGAGCCACTATCTATTGAGAATCCAGATGTACCGGATGTTCCTGATGTGCCACTTGTACCAGATGTTCCTGATGTGCCACTTGTACCAGAAGTACCAGAAGTACCTGATGGTGTTTGTGCTACTATAAGGATTAATTCATCGTTGTTACCAAATGAATATGCTCCACTTTGATATGTAGCTGGGAATGACCAATATGAGTTAGGTGCTACTTCAACACCAGTACCAAATTGCCATCTTTGGAAATTAGCTGAATTGTTTATATCTTGTATGATTACTAATGAACCAGATGGTATTAATCCTAAGAACACATCTACATCATATCCATCTTTTGTTAAGTGAGATACATTTATTTGTGTTGCTGATGCTTGTGCTGCATTATTCCATAAGATATAATTGTTACCAGGGTTACCTGATGTACTATTTGTATTTGCTTTATAATCAAAGAATGTATTAGATTGTCCATCAACACCACTACTTCCAGAAGAACCAGAAGAACCAGAAGTACCTGATGTGCCGCTTGTTCCAGAAGTACCTGATGTGCCATCTTTACCTGATGTTCCACTTACTCCACTACTTCCACTAGTACCGCTTGTGCCGCTAGTACCAGAAGAACCTGAAGTACCGCTAGTACCTGATGTGCCATCCTTACCACTCGTTCCACTTTCACCTGATGAACCAGAAGTGCCTGATGAACCAGAAGTACCTGAAGTTCCACTTACACCAGAAGAGCCTGATGTACCTGAAGTGCCACTCGTTCCATCTTTGCCTGAAGTACCATCTTTACCACTCGTACCACTTTCTCCACTACTACCACTTGTGCCACTACTTCCAGAAGTTCCCGATGTGCCGCTAGTACCAGAGCTACCGCTTGTTCCGCTAGTGCCGCTTGTACCGTCTTTTCCACTTGTTCCACTTTCACCGCTAGTACCACTGCTTCCACTAGTACCTGAAGTTCCAGAAGAACCTGATGTGCCACTACTACCTGATGTTCCTGAGGTGCCAGACGAACCAGAACTTCCTGATGAACCATCTTTACCACTTGTCCCACTTACTCCGCTTGTACCACTGCTTCCTGAAGAACCTGATGTACCAGACGTACCTGAAGTGCCACTTGTACCATTAGAACCATTACTGAATGTTGTACCATTAACAGTTATAGAGCCTGTAATTATTACATCTCCCCATAATGTTTGTACATCATTCAATGCATCTCCGAATTGGTTACTACCAGAAGAATAAATTACACTTGCTGTTACTATTTGTACTAATAATTTAGAAGCAGTTATGTCACCATTTAAGCTTAAACTTCCAGTTATTCCTAAATTTCCTTTTATTTGTGCTCCTTTATTTAAACCATTTGTACCAATTACTAAAGTATCACCATTCAATCCTGTAATTTCTTCTACTTCAATTACACTACCACTATTCATTATAATGCTACCACCACTACCAAATATAATATCGTTATTAGGGTTAAGTGTTTGTGTGCCTGTGAATGTGTTACTTCCAGTAGTTGCGTAAGAACCAGTCTTATCTTGTAAGCTATTTACCTCACCATCCAATACCGTAACTCTACTTGCTAATGAAGAAGATACTAAATTTAATGATGATGTAGTTGCGTATGAACCGGTTACACTAATTAAAGCATTTACTTTAGCATCATTAGAAGCAGTATATGCATCAAATGAAGCAGTGATACCACTTACTGAATTTAATTGTCCAGCTACTGAAGAACTAAATGAGTTGAATGATGAAGTTGTTACTGCTTGGATACTAATCTTTGCAGATGAACCCATTAAAGTTGTATTAACTGCATCACCAACAAAATCCAAATCAGTTGCGATACCTAATAGTGTACCTTCGTTTTGTATGAATATACCACTACCACTTACAACCAATGTATTAATTTGGTTCTGTAAAGTATCAATAGAAGAACTAAATGAAGCTGAATCTGCATTGTAGCTTCCCTCATCAACCATCGAGTCAATCATATCAGTATTAAACTCTCTTAACTTTAAAGGAGTAATAAATCCCGTATTGTTGTTAGGGAAGCTTTGTTGATTTTCTTGCTCTAATTGCGTTTTATTTAATTGAGACATCTCTTTATATATTTATATATGTTTATATATTTCCAATATCAAATCCACTACTGAATCCACTACTGAATGCTCCCCTTATTAATGGAGGTGATTGGGTTTGACCTATTGTTTGATTAACAAGTGCTCCCTTACAACATTCAACTGTGTATATATCAGAATCCACACACAAACAACCTCTACGTTTTGTTTTACCCGTTGCTCTACCTCTAGTTGGACCGAAGTAAACACCTGAATTCTTTCTTTGGTTTTGATTACTCGCTGGTGTTGGCATGTTATGGATTTTTATAAATTAGACCGATACCCTGTGCGCCCATAGTCTTATCACAACATTTAATGGAATAAGTGTTTTTATTTCTACACAAACAACCCATTCTATTACCTTTCCTAGGCGAACTTAACGATTTAGTTGGTTCGTTTTTAGGTTTAGGAACTGGATAAGTTTTGAGCTTCATAGGATTACTTTATCTTTTAACAATCTGAATCCGAAAAATAATACATTAAGATGCTTGTATCTTCTTCATCGCTTGTCTATGTAACAAATCCTCCAATTGAACTTTATCAGCTTGGAATGCTAACCATAATAAACATTTCTCTAATGGTTCTTTCACCACCAAATCCATCATTAGGATATTGTTTTGTGCCAATTGGATAATTGATGAGTAAGAACGCCACTTTTTTCCAAAATTGATTTGATGCTCCGAGGAAGTTCCGTCGATTCCATCAAAGAGTTCAGGGTATCTTTCTGCAAGTCCTCTAGTAAATTCTTGAAAAAAAAAAGTGCTCCAAAGTGTACATCCATTCCTACATCCATAAACTTCTCTGGATATAGTGTACCATCATATACTTTTGTATCGTATAGGGCTCCTTGCTTCTTTACAACAGGTCTATATAGGATACTCATTATCTCTGCCCACTTATCATCTACACCAATGGTTTCGTACTTAGATATATCCACATAAGCACCATAAGCCATATTAGATAGGTTAGGTTCAAATCCATATTCCACACCATCTATTGTGATGTATCGTTTTAGAGGATGTTCAGCTTTATTAAAGAAACCTTCTAAATCCTTTTTAATTGAAACGTAGGTATCTATATCCATTTGATTTAGATATTGTACTGGGAACTTACATAGATGATGGAATAGACAAGCTGTAATTGCTTCAGGCTCATCCTTATATGTTTCCATATCTTTTCTTAGGGCTAAGTAATCTTTAAGTGTTACTGCTTCCCAACTTGTAGGTACTTTTAATTTTATCTCTTGTTTCATATTATGCTTTATTTGATTTAGGTGTTGTTATAACCTTACCTTCAGGTACCGCCCATTGTTCAGGGTTGACTAGTTCTCCTACCATAGTGAACTCTGCGTTTTGTACTGGTACGTTTGATATATCCACAGTAGTAAGCTGTCTTTCCAATACTGTCCTCAACTTATTCGTAGCAGAGTTTCTTTGTTGTACTGTTGCAGCTAGATAAGCCTTAGAAGCTTTTAGTTCTTCCATTATCTTACCATTCTCCGTTTCCAAATGATTAATGTATGCTGCCATTTCCATTATTTGTTCTTCACCAATTAAGGCTTCACCTATCTTAAGGTATTGTTTATCTTCCATATATTTTGTTTTATCGTACTCTAATTACATATTTTCCTTTAGCAGTTGCTACCTGCGATAATCTCATCATTGCTGCATACCTGGCTGCATCGATAGCGTGGTTGTTAAAATCAATAGGCCTATCTAATTGCTTACCAAATCTATCTGTTTCCCATTCGTATCCATAAAATTCATTTACTATGTTTTGGCATGTCTTAGGTATATTGATTGAATAGTTTTGTAGAACCTGAATACCAAAGTTAATACTATCCTTACCTTTTACTACGGGTCTTATATTAAATCCTAATCGATATAGTTCTTCTATCAAACGAGGTTCTGCACTATCAGCCCATATCTCCCATCGGTTATCACCTATTAGGTTTTTCAATTTATTAGCAATATCATTTGTTACCAATCCTCTTTCATAACAATTCTCAATAAGGTATATCTCTCTATCCTTTCTGAATAGTGATACAATAGCTGTTGGGTCATTACTATATCCAAAGTCCATTCCTATACACACAAACTCCGCATCATCCGGCACCCAATCTACTACGTTAAATGTGAATACAGCCTTATCGTTTTGAACGAACTCACCTAATCCGTATGTTCTCCATGCTTTTGGATTTGTTCTTTCTAGGGCTTTAATAGCACTCACTACTTCCTTTTCTAAATAAGGATTGTTCTTAAATGTAGTGAAATAGGTTGTACAATCTTCTATACTTCTAATCCAATGATGCGGGCTAATAGTAGGGTTTAAACTTAATATAATAGGACCTGTACATCTTATTCTTAGCTGAAACCAAGACTCCTCATCTATTTCGTTAGCTTCTTCCAACCATAGAATAGAAGATTTTAATCCTCTTAGCTTTTCAGGGTTATCCGTACTAATGAATGATATTGTAGAGCCTGTATAGAATGAATAAATTCTATCTGTTTGATTGAAATCGGTTGAGTTCCATAATTCCAAACTTGTCATTATATCTTCGAAATCTTTTACAATAGTTCTCTTTAGGGATGGAATTGTCTTTCTTACTATCACTACATCTTCTTTACCTTCCAAGCACTTTACTATTATCCATTGTAATAGTGCGTATGATTTGCCTGAACGAGTACCACCATAGTGTATTGTTGTACGTGTTGGTGAATCGTTTTGGTTTTGGTATGTTACCGTTGTATTAATTTCCAGATTCATCTATGCTCTTTTGGGTTATGTTTACTGATATTTGCTGAATCTTTTGTTCTACTTCAGCTTTCATTTCAGTTCTACTCAACTTAGGTAGTGTGAACTCCATTAGTTTAAGAGCAAGTTCTATTGCTCTTTCTGGGTCTTTCTTCTTAATCTTTTCTAAATCGCTTGATAGAGTATTGAGGGTATTATCGATTGCACGAGCAATAGTAATCTTCATCATTTCAGTTGAACGATTAACAGCCCCTTTCGGTCTACCTTTGCTTAGCTTGTTTCCTTTTTCAAATGCCATTGTTATTTGGTGTTATTTAAACATATATAGATATATAACAACTATATCCACCTTTGTATTTATCGTTGGACCTTGCCCCCTTAAAATCCCTTTTAGAATGGGTTATCTAAGTTATCCTTTAGGTGTTTCTTAATCTTCTTACAATTGAGATAGACTGTGGATTTAGATAGCTTTAACTCTGCTGCTAACTTCTCAAATGTCATCTCCTTATCAAACGCATACATCTGATATATCTTAGAGGGTGCCCATAAACGAGTCCTCTCTAATCTCTTTAATTCATCTACCATCTTATTGTACACATCTTCTACCTTAGCATCCGCATCTACATCGTATTCGGCTTCTACTTCATCGTAACTATCCGAAAGTTGTACATTCCTTTTAGCTGCTTTTATTCTATTGAGAAATCGTGAATTGAGAAATGCATGGCAGTACATAAGGTTAAATGAATTCAAATACCAAAGAGCAGGATTACATTTCTCCGCAAGATAAAGGTATAGTTCACCAACCAATTCATCTGCTACTTCCTTATCTTTAGATAGATTGAAAGCAACAGCTGATAACCATCCATGTGAATTACGGAATAGTACATCTAATCTTTTATTGTTCTCTGATTGTATTTTATTCACTCTTAGTTCTTACAAATGTTCTTAGGGTATCTACGCAATCAGCCCATAACCTTCCTGATGATTTGCATGAGCAAGGTTGATTTATCTTCTCACCTCTGATACGATTACACCAACTCCAAAAAGGTCCCATTAGATGCTCAGGTAAAAAACTCTTAATACCTTCTAAGTGTCCTTTTAATTGTTTAAATTCTTCTAAGTTTAATGGAGCGTATTTACTCTCCTCTAAATTTGGTTTTAATTCTTCTGCCATATATTATAATTTTATTCCGTTACATTCACCATCATAATCCTTATCGGTTAATTGGTTTAGCCATTCTTTTCTTTTGCAACATCCGCATGATTGGTATCCTAATAAATCAATTGCTATCCATTCTGATAACCTTTGTCCAAATCCTAATGTGATTACATGTATAAGGGCTTCAACGTAATCGCCTATTTTAATCCATTTCATATTATGCTTTTAAAGTGTGTCCAAATATTGCAATACTCTCAAACCATATATCCACTTCTTCGGTTGAGTTAGGTAAATCATCTATTTGTATTTGGTCTCCATAGTGATTAAAGATTGCTTTCATATAATATCCATGTAGATTAAGATGTCTCATAATTGAATTAGCTGAATTGTCCACATCTTTGTAAAGTGCTACCGTATTTGATGCTTCACATCTACCAGCTTTTACTTTATGTACTTCCGTTCCTAATGATTGTAATACTTTTAAATCAGAACCTTGAGCATCAATGTGTAAGAACTCAATTGATTGGATACCTTCTTCTCTAATGAAATCATCTAAACGAATTACATCTACATCAATGTATTCCATCATATTAAAATCAGGTCTGCCAGGCCATTCTTCTCCAATGTTAGGATTGAATTCGTTTAGTGAACTACATCCTAAATTCCAACTATGATTAGGACCTGATATACCAAAACGGGCAGTACCATTAAAATCAGATACAGCTTTCTGAATTACTTTTACTTTTGGATTACCTTCAAACATACCTCTTAACTTATCTGCTAAGTAAGGTACTGGTTCGAATACATACAATACATCACA